GCCGACATTGGCGCGCATCTCGGCAAGCATAGCCGGAGTAATTATATCGGTCAGTCCCATTTCATACTGGGCTTCCGCTAAAGCCAGCCAGCATTTACGCCATGTGGTGAACTTGAACTCATCGGAAAAAAGATACTGCATTTCCTTACTGGTATAACGACCGACCAGGGGTTCCTGATATGCGGTATGCGATGCCATGCGCCGATCTCCGAAAAGTGTTTTGTGCTTAGGAAAAATGGCCTGCGAGGATACCACGAATAACGGGAAAAACAAGGCGCCGGGCCAATGGCAAACGATGCAAGGCGAGAAAATGAGCTGCCGACATCAAGTAAAAAGCTGAAGGCGACAGGTATTTTCTATAAATTATTTATGTCGCATAATATGTATTATGTTTACTCTGATCATCGTGCCAGAGTAGGCTTAAAGATTGCGAGGGCTTATATTCAAAAAGCCCTATCTCGTTTTGGAATTTCATTCACTTACAGATATTTGCGTTATCTCATTTCCGGGTTACGTGACCCGGTAATGTCGGCCAGGTTTCCGCTTCCAGCGTGAAACCCTTATATATTATTGCCTTATTTTCTAACTTTTGGAGTAACGCTCATGATAATTGTTCAGGGTCAACCGGTTGGCCAGAATACCTATAAAGGTAAAGACCGGACTTTTTATTCTCATGACGTGCTTGTTGAGAATGCCCTTTACGGTGATCGCCCTTCCCTCATTCGAATCGGCGTTCCCCCTGATTCGCCCTATCGTAAAGGCGAGTTGACGCTTTACAAGGTGCATATCGGCAAAGATTCGCGGCTTGATGCCTATCATGTCGCTTTCCTTGATTCTGATAACGCTATGGTGGCTTGATGTGGACGCTTTGGTTTCTTCTTGTCTTACCGCCGCCGATCTTCAGCCTATCGTTGATGTAATTTGCTTTTTGGCTGGTTCGATTTGTGGTCTGGCTTTTGTTTTATTGGCCTTTAAATCTTTGTCTTAACTATGGAATTTAACGTTCAGTTTTTTTCTTACGGATTTTCAGTGGCCCTGGCCAGCGCGCTCCTTGGGCTTCTGATTGGCGCACCTTTGCGGGTGCTTTTTAATATTTTTTCTTAGGAGGGTTAATTATGACTGTTGATTGGAGTTCCCTTGTTACTGCGATTCAAACGCAGATAACTTCTGTTGTGCCTGAGATTCTGCCTGTTGCTGGTTTGATTCTCTCTGTTTTTGTTGGTTGGAATATTATTCGGCGTTTTGTTCGTTAATTTCTACCCTGTGACGGTTCCGTGCATCGGTATTTATTTATTCTGCTTGGTTTTTTTGGCCTAATACTGCCGTCACAGGCTTTTTCTTCTTCTCCTTGTGTTAAGTATCGCGGTATCTATTCTCAATCTTGTGCTTATCCTGGAAACAATGAGGCTCAGTCTGCTTCTTGTTCGGGCGCTGGTCTTTCCTGGGTTATGGGTAAAGGCGTTGCTCCTGCTGGTTCTACCCAAGTTCCTTGTTATACTGGCGCTACTTTAGCTTGTTCGGGTGATGGTGGCCAGGCATCTTGTCCTGCTTCTAGTCCTTCTGGTGCTACCATTAATGCCGATTATGTTGCTTCCTTGCCTGATTGTCCTTCTGATTGTTCTAAGCTTAACGAATGTACCCCCGATACCGAAAAACATGAGATTGATGATTGTATTTTACAACCTTCTTCTCAAATGACTGGTATTTATCAAGATGGTGCTAAAATAGGAGATGATAGTTGTTACGTAAAGACTTGGATTGCTAATGCTACAACTGGATCACGTTGTGTTGACGGTTGTTTAGTCAATATCACTCGTGAAACACAATCTATATCTCATGATTCATCATATACTTTACCTTCATATTTTGGTGTTGTTCCTTCTGGCAATTATACGTTTTACACTTTGTATGGTCAGCGTACATCTACGTCTTGTACAACAACAACTGGCACTGGTTTGGATGATGGAAGTGGTCTTTCCTCCAGAATCCAACCACCAGGCTTTCCCGGTTCTGGTTCAGCTACAAAAATTCCTCCTACAGGTCAGACCTTACAAAACAGCTTAGGCTCTGGTACTGGAACTGGTACAGGTACTGGAACTGGTGATGGTACTGGAACTGGTGATGGTACAGGTAATCAGGTTACTTGTTCAGATGGTTCTAAGGCAGCAACTCTTGATGCCTGTCCAAAATCGACAGGTTCTCAGAGTTTTGGTGATTTAGAGAACCCTTCTACTGATGATGATCTTCCTGATCCTGTTGAGGCTCCTTCTGATATGGGTGTTGGTGTTCTTTTAGGCTCTCCTGTTGGTTTTATGCCGCCTATTTGTCCTGCTCGTGCTCCTGTTTATACTTTTCATATTTTCAAGTCTTCTTTTACTTTAGATTTAAGCGTCTTAGATGGTCTTGCCGAAACTTGGCGGGCCCTTTGCCGTGTCCTTTTTAGTGTATATACCTTTGTTCAAATTCTTTTTATTGTTCGTATTCGTGAGGGGGCTGGTTGATTCATGGATTCTATTATTGCTGCTCTTCACTCAATTTATACGCAAATAACACATTATTTTTTGTTCGTTTTTGCTTATATCGTTACTGTTTTTGCTGACCTTCATGAATTTTTGATTCATCTTTTAGATGGTACGTTAATCGAAACGCTCGGCCATCTTATGATGTTGAAAGCTCTTACTTTTTTCACATTTGTTTTTGGGAAATTGCCAGTCCTCGATTATTCGCCTTTTGGTAATTTTTGTCCTTATGTAAATTGGTTTTTGCCTCTTGATTATGGTGTAGGTTGCCTTGCTATTTTACTTCCCATTTATGTAGCTAAAGTTACTTTTGGTTGGGTTCTTAAATTTGTTATTTGATATGATTCATTTAATATGTGGTTCTCTTGGTTCCGGAAAAAGTACTTATCTCGCTGATCTTACCTGGCGCCATTTTGCTCGCCGTGGAGGTTTTGCTTTTGCTAGTAATTACGCCCTTCCCTCTGGTTGGGCTAAGTGGGTTCCGAAACGTAATGTGTCGAGCTTGTCCCGTGCTGTGATCGTCGGCAATCCTTCTGACCTTCATAAGTTTTCTCTTACTGATTGTCTGCCTTTACGGAAAAATCCCGCAGATTTTCCCGGCTTACTTGTTCTCGATGATGCCCATATGCTTTTTGGTTCGCGGTTCTGGCTGAAAAATCAGGATTGGATTGACTTTCTTAGTAACTCAAGAAAGCTCGGCTGGCGGACTTTCATTGTCACACATGACCCCAACATGATTGATAAACAAATACGGTTTTTTTGTGAATACGAAGTCCGCTTCCGTTCTCTTCGTAAGGTCTACTGGCCTTGGATACCGTTTGATATTCCTATTTGCCCTCGGCCCTTCCGTGAGCGTTTTTTGGCTGTCTGTCGATATTATGGGAATGCTTTAGGTAAAGGTCAGATTGCTTGGCGCACTGTCTTTTCTTGGCGTAAAGATATGCCTTATGATACTACATCTGTCTTTCGTCGTGATCATGATGCCCGCCAGGAACTACAGCCCGAACCGGGCGCGGTCAAGTCTTCGTTTTTTGATGACCTTGCCGCTAATTTGATTCGTTTTCCACGTCAGATTTTTGATAGTATTCAGCTTCAGCAATTAAAGCAGTGCAGCTGCGCTCGTTCCATCATTTTCCGTGATGGTACTTGTGTTAGATGTGGCGGTTTTCCGCATTATAAGACTGTTTAATATTTGCTAGGTTTTAGGTTTTACTGCAAAATTGGGCAGTCCTGATTCGCAACTAAACATAATATACATTACTGCGACGCCTTAACAAAAAAAGCCCCCGTTGACGGATTGCTCCGCCGACAGGGGCTTTTTGTTTTGTTTTATTAAAATCGGTTACTTATAAACTTCTCGTCGGTTTCCGATACGCACCACTAGCACACGCAAGGCGTTATCTTGAATGTCACAGATCAGCCGATAGTCACCAACACGATATTTCCACAAGCTTCCAAGCCTTGAGCCTTTTAAGGCTTCGCCGATATTACGTGGATTTTCAAGCTTGGCAAGGCGTTGGTTCATGAAAGTTAGAATGCGGATAGCTATATTCCGGTCAAGGGCCGCAAGGTTTTTACGGGCCAGGCTGGAAAGTTCAATATTCCAGACCAT